AAAAGCATTAATAATGGCGATTCAACGCAAATCAAGAGCATTTAAGGATATTAGTCTGTCATTTGAACCTCATCCAGTGACAAAAGATATTCCTATACTTGCAAATGAGAGAGCGATTGCAAGAGCAGTGAGGAATTTGGTCGAAACTATACCTTCTGAGAGGTTTTTTGACTCAAATTTAGGAACTCCTATTCGTGAATTGTTATTTGACAACTTTTCATCATCATCCGTGATGATTATTGAAGATATGGTGCGTAATACTGTAAGAAATTATGAACCAAGAGTAGGTGATATTGGTGTTGAGGTTGATGCAGTGCCTGATTCTAACTCAATTTCAGTAAAAGTGCTTTTTGACATAAAAGGATTAGAAGCTCCAACACAGTCTTTCTCCTTTATATTAGAACCAACGAGATAATATGCCCTTTACTCAGTTTACAAGTTTAGACTTTGATCAAATCAAAGCACAAATTAAAGATTTTTTACGTTCAAACTCAAATTTTTCCGATTTTGATTTTGAGGGTTCTAATTTTTCTGTCCTAATTGATACTCTTGCTTATAATACCTATATTAACTCATTTAATGCTAACTTAGTCGCAAACGAATCTTTCTTAGACTCTGCAACCATAAGAGAAAATGTTGTATCACTCGCAAGAAACATTGGTTATGTTCCACGTTCAAAAACTGCTGCAGTTGCGACAATAAAGATTGCAGATGTTAATTTAGGTGCTACTACAATCAACACTCCTACATTTTTGACTCTACGTTCAGGTCTTGTATGTGTTGGTAGTGTTGCCAATACAACTTATCGTTTTTCAATACCAGATGAGATTAGTTCAACAAGAGTCAGAAGTATAAATGGTGTGTCATTTGCACAATTTGACGATCCAATTAGTGTTTATCAAGGAACTTTACTACAAAGAGTGTATCGTGTAGATACATCAAAGGATCAAAGATTTATAATCGATAGTCCAAACATTGATAGTTCAACATTACGAGTGTATGTTAAAGGAACAGGTGATATTGGGTTTGGAAGACAATATGCACAAGTAGATAATATCCTAAACATTACAAAAAATTCTGAAATTTATCTTGCACAGGAAGTTCAAGATGAAAAATACGAAATATTATTTGGTGATGGTTTATTTGGTAAAAAACTAGAAAATTCTACAGTAGTAACAGCAAGATATATTGTTACAGATGGTGAGGAAGGTAATGGTCCTTCTAATTTTAGTTTCCAAGGATCATTTACACAAAGTGATAAAACATTATTCACACCAAGTGAGAATATTGAAATTACTACCGTTACAAACGCTTCTAATGGTGCTGAAGTTGAAGATGTATCTACTATTAAGTATTTTGCACCAAGACTCTACTCAGCACAATACAGAGCAGTTACACCAAGAGATTATGAGACAATTATACAATCAATTTACCCTCAAACTGAATCGGTTGCAGTTGTTGGTGGAGAGGAATTAGATCCTCCAAAATTTGGACAAGTTCAAGTTAGTATCAAACCAAAAAATGGATCTTTTGTATCTGACTTTGATAAAACTCAAATTAAAAATAAATTAAAAAGTTACTCTGTTGCTGGTATTAATGCAGAAATTGTAGACTTAAAAATACTATATGTGGAGATAGACTCAACAGTTTACTATAATCCCGCACAAATAGGTTCACAAGCTGCTTTGAGAACTGATATTATTTCTGCTTTGAATGATTATGCGAATAATGTTGAAATTAATAAGTTTGGTGGTAGATTTAAATATAGTAAAATTAACATATTAATAGACCGTGTTAACAATGCTATAACATCAAATATTACAAAGGTTAGAATTAGAAGAGATTTGAAAGCACTTTTGAATCAATTTGCACAATATGAATTATGTTTTGGTAATCGCTTCTATATTAATCCTACAGGATTTAATATTAAGAGCACTGGATTTACAATAAATGGATTTAATCAACTTGCTTATTTAACTGATGTTCCAAATAAAGATGCAGCAGGTAATTTAGATGGAAGTATGATGGGCACTCTTAGTGTGGTTTCAAGTAATGAAAAAGGTCAGCAGATAATTTTAGTCAAAGAAGCGGGTGTGGTAGATTATAAAAAAGGAGAGGTCATTTTGAATACAATTAATATTACCTCAACAAGTAGTTTGAATAATATTATTGAAGTACAAGCATTCCCCGAATCTAATGATGTTATAGGTTTAAAAGATTTATATTTGAGTTTTGACGTTTCAAATAGTTCAATAAATATGGTTAAGGATGTAATCGCATCGGGAGAAGATCTTTCAGGAGTTGTATTCCAACGAGATTACTATACATCAAGTTACTCTAACGGAGAATTAGAGAGGAAATAATTTATGTCAAATATTGACAAGAGAATACAAGTCAATACAATTATAGAGAATCAATTACCAGAATTTGTGGTATCTGATTTTCCTAAAGCTACTGAGTTTTTAAAGCAATACTTTATTTCTCAAGAGTTTCAGGGTGGAGCGGCTGATTTAATTAATAATTTTGATCAATATATCAAACCAGATAATTTAGTTCCAGAGTCTGTTGTTGGAATTACAAGTATTTCATCTGCAATAACATCGACTGATACTATTATCGAAGTTCCTAGCACAAAAGGTTTTCCTTCTGAATATGGATTAATTAAAATTGATAATGAAATTATCTCATATACAGGTATTACATCCACATCATTTACTGGTTGTATTCGTGGGTTCAGTGGTATATCTGGTTACAACGTTGGTGTATCTTCTTCACTATTAGAAATAAATCGAGAGAGTTTAGTTTTTGAAGAAACAACTGCCTCCTCTCATATTGCTAATTCAAATGTTACTAATCTATCAGTATTATTTTTACAAGAGTTTTTCAGAAAGTTAAAGGCAACATTTTTACCTGGATTAGAGAATGAAGAATTCTCGACTGATTTAGATATTGGTAATTTTGTAAAGTTCTCACGTTCGTTTTATCAATCTAAAGGTATTGCAGAATCAATAAAAATTCTATTTAAAGTATTGTATGGTGTAGACTCCACTATTTTAGATTTAGAAGGTAATTTAATAAAACCATCTTCTGCAGAATTTATAAGAAGAGAAGTTATTGTTGCTGATTTAATAACAACAACTGCTGAACCATCTAACTTAGTTGGACAAACAATTTTTAAATCAACAGATCCTGCTACTAACGCATCAGTATCAGAAGTAGAAGTTTTAACTAGAGGTGGTAAAACTTATTACAAAATATCGTTATTTGTAGGTTTTAGTGACCGTGATTTAATTCAGGGTGTATTTACAGTGCCTGGTCGAACAAAATCACTCGATGCTGTATCTGTGGGTTCATCTATAATATCAGTTGACTCTACTATAGGATTCGGAAAAACAGGTACACTGATAAGCGATGGCAATGGTCAAATTGATTATACATCAAAATCTATAAATCAATTTTTTGGGTGCACTAATATTGGTGTCGGTATTGGAACTGCAGAGGATCTAAGGACGAATGAAACAATTTTTGGATATGAAAATGGTGATTTAACAAAAAGAGTTGATTTAAGAATAACTGGTGTATTATCTGAATTAAAACCAGTTACAGACATCAATTTAATTAATGAGGGTGAAAGCATATTTGTAAAGAACGTTGGAGAAAAAATAACAAATGATAGAGCAAACTACAAACAAATTTTTGCAAATTCTTGGATTTATAATACTAGCACAAGATTTCAAGTAGATATATCAGGTTCTACTTTTTCTTTCAATACTTTAATTGATAAATCATCTCTTAAGATTGGAGATAGATTTGATATTTTAAAAAGAAATGAACAAGTTATAGTTGGTGGTGGTACAGTTGATAGTATTGATGTTGGTTTAAATCAAATTACTGCATCAAATATTGCTGGTTTTGTACCAGTGCCATTTCAATATTATGATATTAGAAGAAAAATTGAAAAAGCAAAAAGTTCAGGAGTTACATTAATTGAAGGAAACGATAATATTATTGCTAATGCCTTAAATGTATATGTTGACGGTAATCAGGATGGATATGTTGCTTCAAATTCATTACCAAGTTATGAAATAACTACAGATATTGTAGAGGAAGTTTTAGTTGGTAGCACACAAGTTGGATTGACTGGTTTTGATCCATTAACACGTAATTATACCACGATTCAATTTAGTCCTCCACCAAACACTGACATCCAATTCATACAAGGTGATGCTGTCGTTTATTTACCAGATGGTGAAGCATTATCAGGATTGGATACTGGTAGAACATATTTTGTTGATCCTGTTGTTCCAGGTCCAAACCAAAATAAATCAAAAATAAGATTATATAACTCACTCTCTCAGATTGGTTCTGCAAGTACAATACAAATTGGTGTAAACAATTCAACAACTGATAAGCATAGATTTGTATTAAAACAACATAAAAATAAATTACTAGAAGCAGATAAAATTTTAAGGAAATTTCCTCTTAATCAAAATTTGTTCATATCATCTAAACAGGAAACTCCAGTAACTGATATAGGTATATTGATTAATGGTGTTCAAATAAGATCACCAATTTCAGATGATCAAATATATTTTGGACCTTTAGAGTCAATTGAATTACTTAACGGTGGGGAAGGATATGATGTAATTAACCCTCCTGCTATAGGTATAGAAACAAGTTCAGGAGTAGCTGCACAAGCAGAACCAATTGTTCAAGGAACAGTTAAATCTGTATTCGTAGATCCTCAAGAATTTGATATTGAAGCAGTAACAAGCATTTCCCTTACAGGAGCTAATGGAAGTGGATGTGTCTTACAACCAGTTGTGGGTGAAAGAGATCGTTTTATAAGTTTTGATAGTAGAAATATATTTTTCAATGGTGGAGTTGACGTTGAAAATGAAACAATTACATTTACTAGTAATCATAACTTAGAAGATGGTCAACTAGTTTACTATAACTCAAACGGTAATACACCAATCGGTATTGGTTCAGCATATGATACTACAAACAAAATAGTAGATACTTTATCAGATGGTGATCCATATTTTGTAAGAATCGTTAACCCAAAGACTGTAAGACTTTTTAATACTCCAAATGATGCGATATTTGGTGCCACTGGTATTAATACAGTCGGTTTATCGACTGATACATCTGCAAGTGGTATTCATCGTTTTAGAACTGAAAAAAAGAGAACACTTATTGCAGTTAAAGTTTTAAATGAAGGTTCTGGATACACTCATCGTAAGTTAAGAGTCAAACCTACAGGTATCTCTACTACAAATGATACAATTAATTTCATAAATCACGGATTTTCCAGTGGAGAGGTTATTGAATATCTTGGTGGAACAACAAATATAGGTGGTCTAACAACAACCACATCATATCTTGTTAGTAAGGTAAATGATGATTCATTCCAGTTAGCTGATGCAGGTGTTGGGGGAACTTCATTTGCAAATTATGATAGAGGTTTATTTGCAGATTTACAATCATCTGGTGATGGTTTCCACGTATTTAAATATCCAGATATTAAAGTTAATATAAACGTTTCATATGGATCAACTGTAACAGGGGATATTATTGTAACTCCAGTTGTTACTGGTGAATTGTTAGGTGCTTATCTTTACGAAGAAGGAACTAATTATGGTTCTGTAACTTTGAATAAAAAAGTTGAACCAAAAATAGAATTAAAAAATGGTAGAAATGCTGAATTTAGACCAATAATTGTAGATGGAAAAATAGTTGATGTAGTAGTTGTTAATAGAGGAAGAGATTATTTCTCAAGTCCAGAATTGATAGTAACTTCTACTGAGGCAGGAAAGGGAGCTGTTGTGAGACCAGTAGTTGATGATGGAAGGATTATTGACGCTGTAGTGACTAATACTGGTATAGGTTATAGTAGTTTAACCACAGAGGTTAGAGCATTTGTGAGGGGCACTAGAGGTGGATTCTCTGCAAGAGTAAGAGGGTTGACTGTCAATAATTCAAATAGATTTGGTGACACAATTTTAAGTGAAAAAGACGATTCATTGAAGTTTGGTATATTAGGATACTCTCAAGAAATAGCAAGTAATTTTGAAAATTCATTTGTTGAAAAACAAAATGGAGAGTTTGATAGAATCACAGCACACTCTCCAATAATTGGTTGGGCATATGATGGTAATCCAATTTATGGACCTTTTGGTTACTCAATTGCAGATGATATTAACTCACCTTTAAAAATTATAAAAACTTCCTATGAAACAAATATTAATGCAACTCAAAATCGTCCCGTAGGATATGAACCAGGATTTTTTGTTGATGATCATATTTTCAATAATTCAGGTGATCTTGATATTCATAATGGTAGATTCTGTAAAACACCTGAATTTCCAAACGGAGTATATGCATACTTTACATCTGTTGGATTAGGGACAGTTACAAACAAACTTGAAGGATTGTATCCATATTTTATTGGTAATACTTACAGATCACCATTTATTCCTGAAAATCAATTATTAGATCATGACTTTGATTTTAATAGTACTTCTTTAAGAAGAAATACTTATCCTCATAATGTAGACGAACCTGATGCTGACAATGATTTTATAGTTGAGTCATATGAGGATGTAAGACAAATTTCAAAAGTAGAGTCTGTAACTAAAGGTGGAGTAGATGGTATCGAAATATTGAGTGGGGGTGAAGGATATAAAGTAGGAGATTTTACCGTATTTGATGATAAAGATACAAATGGTTCTGGATTTAATGCACAAGTAAGTGAGATTGTTGGTATAGGAATTTCTAGCATTGATACCCAAATCACTTCTTTTGAAAATGCTGTTTTAAGATGGAAATCCTCAACCGAAGTTGTAGCAAGTTTTTTACCTTTTATTGAGGTAAATGATCAGGATAATTTAACATTATCTGGATTGAGTACTGAGATATTCAATTTATCTGGAACTTATAGAGTTGGTGTTTCAACAGATAGAGTATCATTAGCATCTACTATGACTGTTGGATCTGCTAGTGGTTTAATACAAGATATTTTCTTAACAGACATACCAAAAGAAGTATCTGCTGGAAGTTCTGTAAGAATTGGTTCTGGAAATACTGTGCTTACAGAAACTGTCGAAGTACTAAATGTTTTTCCAATCAATAGAGCATTAAGGGTTAGAAGAAATGTAGGAGTTGCACATACATCAGGTTCAAACGTAGATTTCTTAAATACCGAGGCAATACTACCTGTAAGAACAAATAAATTTGAATCTTTCAGTAATGAAAAAATATATTTTAATGGACCTCAATCAGTTGGTATAGGCACCACTACTGGTAGTGCTATAAAAGTAAATAGATTTATCGGGAACGTCAGCAATAGTGTATCAATACCAACACGGACTATACATATACCAAATCATCCTTTCGTATCTGGTCAGAGATTAACAATTAATAAAAAAAGTGGTGCTTTAAGATTTGATGTTGGTAGAACACCAAACGTTACAGAATTTAAACTACCATTTGTAGGACAAAATTCAACTGAAGTTTTTGTAATTAAAAAAGATAGCAATAATATTGGATTAGTCACAAGTCGAGTAGGAATTGGTAGTACAAGTGAAGGTTTATTTTTCTATACTAAAGGTTCTAATACTGGAATTAACTCAGGAAGTTATTACTTTGAATCATTAAAAGAACAAGTTACAGGAAATCTTGATAAAATATTATCAACTGTAACTACTAATGTTGCACTTGCTAATACCACTACACATGGTTTAAAAAATAAAGACATAGTAAGTATTAATGTTGTTCCTAATTTAACAGTGGGAATCGGAACTACAACACCAGTCACGGTTAAGTATAATTCTAATTTTAATAAATTAATTGTCAATCCGTTATCATTTACAAGTTCTAACGTATTAGAAAATAAGATAGGTTTTTCAACTCACGGATTTGAAACTGGAGATAAAGTATTTTACGATGGGTCAGCAACTGGTATAAGTACAGGAACTTATTTTGTATATAAAGTTGATAGTAATAATTTCAAACTTGTAAAAACTATCATTGATTTAAATTCAGATCCAGTTAGAACAGTTAGCATAACCGCTAATACAGGTGGTAATCAGACCATTGGACTTATTAATCCAAGAATTAATGTGGTTAAAAACTCTCTATTATCATTTACATTAAAGGATAGTTCACTAGAGGGATTTGATTTTGGTTTATACTATGATCAAAATCTTACAAATAGATATTACAGTTCACAAGATTCTGTTACATTTAATGTTGGAGCGGGTGGTACATTAGGTATTGGAACTAATAATTTTGATCCTGTAGGTGCAGCGTTAACAGTACAGTACTCAAAATCATCACCAAACAGATTGTATTATGGATTATCGAAAGGTGGATTTATAAGCACTGCTGATACAGAGGTATCAAATTATTCAGAGATTAGATTTGTTGATAGTGAATATAATGGAGAGTATCAAATATCTAATGTAACCGATAATACTTTTGATTTTTCACCAAAAATTCCAGAATTTTTAAGTTATGTTCCTGGACAGTGTGAAAAATTAGAGTATTCTACAAAATCAACATCTGTTCACGGTTCAATAAAAGAATTTAAAGTATTATCATCTGGTTTTAATTATAAGAAATTACCAAAATTTGTTTCAGTTAATAGTGAGGCAGGTAATAATGCAAATATTACTCCATTTTCATCATCAATTGGAAGAATTAAAAAAGTAAGGATAGTAGATATTGGATATGAATATTCCTCTGATAAAACACTAAGTCCTCAAGCTTTTATATCACCTGTATTAAGTTTAGATAATCTTGATGAAATAAATTCAGTGCGAGTAGTCAGTGGCGGTAACAAATACTTAGCACCTCCACAATTACTAATTTACAATCCTCAAACTGATACAGTTGTGGACTCTTCTTCATTAGAAGCACTCACACCTAACCAGACAGTTGCAGATGTCAACGTGGTGTCTCCTATAACTGGATTAGACTCTGTTGTGCATAGAATCATAGCAATAAACAATACAAATGGAGTTGGAATTAATTCAGTTCAAACAAGTGCATCAGGAGTTGTTACCTGTTTCGTAGAAACTCCTATTAACGGTTACGATACACCACCATTTGCAATAGGAGATCAAGTTTATGTAGAGGGTATACAACGAGTAGGTGAAACTGGTGTTGGTGCTACACAAGGGGGAATATCTACAAATACCACTGTTTCTGGCACTGGTTATAATTCTGATGATTATCAATATAGAACTTTCACTGTGGACGATTACATAACTGGAACACAGGATATACTGAAGTTTAATGTTTCTGGAGTTACCACTAATCCTGGTATCGCTAAAACATATCAGTCAGGTTATGCACAATTAATAAATCAAAAAGACTTACCAGTGATACAACCCATCCAATCTAGAGGTACTTTTGATTTAAATGAGAAATTAGTTGTTAATAACTCACTTACTGACTTAAAGGTTACTGAAATTAGAGAGGAGTTTATCAAAGTAGATGGTAAGTTTAGAGTATTTGTAAATGACAGAATTACTGGTGAGTTAAGTAATACTTCTGCTGAAATTGTGACTATCGTTAACAATGAAGGAATATTTGAAACTGATTATTCAAGTAAGCAAGAATATGGTTGGATTGATAATATTGGAAAATTAAATGAAGACGTTCAAGTATTACCTGATAATGATTACTATCAAAACCTATCATACTCAATAAAAAGTTCAGTTGATTGGGATAAATTTGTAAATCCTGTTAATAGATTAGTTCACCCATCTGGTTTAAAAAACTTTGCTGATACATCAATACTTTCTACTACAAGGGTTGGTGCTGGAAATACATTAGACTCTAATCAACTTGTTGTTTTAGATGTTGGTAACATATTAGAATTAAGTGATAAACAAAGGGTTGATGCTATAAACAACTTTGATAGGGCAAGAGATTTTGATACAATTGAAAATAATACTAAATCTAAGTTTCTTACATTTAAAAATAGAAATTTAACAGACTTTACAAGGTGTTTAACAAATAGAGTTTTAGTTCACGACGACATAAGTGAAACTTTCTCAAGTGAGGGATTTGAGTCAATCAGTACAGTAATTGAACCATTATCTGATCAAATAGCCAATTATGTTATTCAAGTGGTTGACCCCGATACATTAGATGTTCAATTCAATGAACTTGTAGTTATAACAACAGAAAAGGATGCTTTCTTGTTTGAGAAAAATTCTGATTTCTCTAATGTAAGATTAGGTGTATATGAAACACAAATTTTGAATACAGGTACAAAAAATCTTTTATTTACACCAGATGAAGCATTTACAAAAGATCATGATATTAAGATAATCAAAACATCTTTTAATACAGATTTGGTTGGTATAAACACTACTGGAATAGGTAATGTTGACTTAACTGGAGTAAATGCTGGTATTTCAACTAGAGCTACTGGTATTTCTACCACCACATTTTTGGAAATTCCTAAAAATGACTTTAATGCCTTATATGCAAGCATATTTGTTCAAGATAGTATTACAAAAGAAATTAATTACAACGAAATTATTGTTGATTTTGATGGTGTAGATACAACTATCGCAGAATCATATATTGATACTCAACCTGGAATTAGTAATAGTGTTGTTGGTGTTATTACAGCAAGATTTGAAAATGATTTAATAAAAATACAATGTGAAAATGATAGAAGAAATCCACTTGAATTGAGAGCTAACGTAGTTGGATTGGGATCAACCTCTGCAGGTATAGGAACATATCGTTTTTCTGTTGCAGGACAACCACTAGGTGCTGAAAGAAGTGCAAGATATGAATCAGGTTTCTCTACATCAATTGGCAGTACAATCACATACGCAACAATTAATAATCTCACTGATAGTAGTGCTAAGTCGTTAGTAAGAGTTTCATGTGGTGAAACATCAGCAGTACATCAGGTTATCACAATGAGAGATAATCAAGATGTTTTAACAATACAATATCCATTTGTTTCTGCTGGATCTACAACTGGTATTGGAACATTTGGTGGCGAAATAAGTGGTAATAATGTAAATTTACGATTCTATCCTGATGCTGAATTTGACTCACTAATTAAAGTTCAATCATTTAACCAAATATTATATACTGCAAGTGATTTTGATAATTCACCTCCATCTTTAACTTACGGAACTGTATCTCAAAATATATTCCTTACAACTTACGATGGTGCTTCAGGTTTAAGAGCAAATAAAAAAGATTTTGAATTGAAATTTGAAGGAGTTCCAATATATTCAAAAACATTTAATCCATCAAACGAAGCTGGACTTGCAAAATCTACTGGAATATTTACTATTCCAAGTCACTTCTTTAATACTAATGAAGAACTTTTATATAAACCAGAATCTACATTCATAGGAGTTGCAGGTACCGCTGTTTCAATCGGTGCAACAACAAATATGGCTGGAATAGTTACTACTTTGTTACCAAGCACTGTATTTGCAAAAGTAATTGATGAAAATAAATTTCAATTATTTACAAGACCTGAATTTGTTAATACTGGTGCAGCAGTAACCTTTACAGGAGTTGGTGGAGGTAATGCACACAAATTGTCAATGACAAAACCATTAACTAAAACAATAATTGGTTTAGATGGTGTTGTTCAAAATCCAATAAACTTTACAACAATATCTCATAATTTTGGAGTTTTTGATGGAACAACTTATAATAACACTATTGGTATTGGTCTTTCACAATTTGTATTAAGTGGTATTAGTTCAATTCAACCCACTGATTTCTTAAAAATCAATGAGGAATATATGCTTGTTACTGAGGTTGGATTCTCAAGTACACCCACGGGAGTTATAAACGATTCAACTGATGTATCACTTGGTATTGCAACTTTACCAGTTGTTAAAGTTAGAAGAGGACAATTAGGAATCGCAGCAACCTCTCATACTGCAAATGATGTTGCGAGAGTTCATAGAGGTTCATTCAATATAGTTGATAGCACTGTATTTTTTGCGAATCCACCCAAGGGTAATTCTAGATCTAGAAGAGATGAAACTAATTTACCGTTTGTAAGAGCAGATTTTAGTGGAAGAACTTTCCTTAGACAAAATTATACAACGAACATGTTGTTTGATGATATATCTGATAACTTTACTGGTATTGGTAAAACATATTCATTAACTGTGGGTGGAGCAAACACATCATCAGGTATTGAAGTTGGAAATGGTGTTGTTTTCATAAATGGAGTTTTCCAAACACCACTAACACTTAATAACTCAACTGGTAATTGCTATGAAATTTTTGGAGACACCATCTCTGGAATATCTACAATCCAATTCACAGGTATAACATCGACAAATGGTGACTTTATCGTTTCTGAGTTTGATATTAATCAAAACCAAGTTCCAAGAGGTGGATTAATTGTTTCTCTAGGATCTACACCAGGCACAGGATATGCTCCTTTAGTTGGTGCAAAGGTAAAACCATTTAAAGATTCGTTAGGAAGAATTACAAGTGTTGTTGGTATAGCAACATCATCTGGATTTAATCTTGGTATACAGACAGCTGTTTATGATAATGTAAGTGGTATTATTACTGTCACGACAGATAAGGTACACGGATTTGCACTTGAAAGACCAAATACAGTCAAGTTAAAGAACTTAGAATTTAGTTGTGTTGGTTATAGTGGTGTCACTACAACAATCTTCCAAGATCATGAAAGACCACTATTCCTTGTAGGAATAGTATCCGATAGAACATTTGAAGTTCAAGCAGGTCCTAGCACGATTGTACATACTTATGTTGGGGGTGGAAATGCGTTTGAATTCTTTGAAGATCTCACATTTGGCTCAGGATATCGTGGTGGCACAGTTGCCTGTGGTGTTACAGACCAAGCATATGTTCACAGATTTGTAAGTTCTGGTATTGGTTCAATACGTAAAGGTAATTTTGCTGCGACTGGTGCAAATGCATTTACTGCAACAGATGCAGTCTATACATCATTCTCTGGTCAACTTGTTCTAACGATACCAAATCACGGTTTATCTACAAGTGATACAGTCGGTATTGATACTGGTGGATTAGTATTTAAATGCTCTAAAGATAACTTCTTCTCTGATCATCCATATCCCCGTGCAGTATCCAAAACAAGTTTCCCTAATTCAGATCCTATCGCTGGTATTCAAACAGCTATTCTTGCAACCACAACAAACACAATTACATTAAATGTTGGTGCTGGTGGTGGAGGTGGCACAGGTGCAAGCGTTTCTGCAACAGTTGGTGCTGGTGGAACTCTTGCATTTACAATAAACAATCCTGGTACTGGATATGTAAATCCTGAAATTATAATCCCTGAACCAAATTATGATAATTTACCTGTTGTAGGTGTATCAAGAATTGGTTTTGGTGCTACGACAGATACAGGTAAAAACCTACTACTTGATGTAAAAGTTAGTTCTGCCAAAACTACAGTAGGACTTGGATCTACTGCGTTTGAAATATCTGAGTTTTCTATTGCTAGACCAGGACATTCGTTTAAAGTTGGAGATAAATTCAAACCTGTTGGATTAGTTACTGCTGCTCACTTATCACAACCATTACAAGAGTTTGAATTAGAAGTAGTAGAAGTCTTTAATGACCAATTCTCTTCTTGGCAATTTGGAGAGTTGGATTTTATTGATAGTATCCAAAATTTACAGGATGGTGTAAAAACTAGATTCCCACTATTCTTCAACGGACAATTATTAAGTTTTGAAAAAGATTTAACTAATCCAACATCTCAACTTATAGATTTAAATGCTGTTCTTCTTATTTTTGTAAATGGTGTGCTACAGAAACCTGGAATATCTTACACATTTGAAGGTGGAACAACATTTGAATTTGAAGAAGCACCAATGGGAGAATCATCACCTGGTGCTAATGATCAAGATAAAGTAGATATATTCTTCTATAAAGGAACTCAAGATGTGGACGTTGATACATCTGACATTCAACCTCAAATAAAAGTTGGTGATGAAATAAGGGTTCTAAAAGATAATACTGGAGTTACAACTTCACAACAATTAGAGAGAACAGTCAATGAAATTTTAGGAGCGAAGTTAGTTGAAACTGAAATTTACACTGGTAGAGGTATTGATCAAGATAATGAGAAACCAGTTAGATGGACTAAACAAAAAGTTGATATTATTTTAGGTGGTAAAAAAATAGATAAGTCTAGAGAAATATTAGAACCTCAAGTTTATCCAACATCAAAAATTATTGGTGACTTTACAGTAACTTCAGGTATAGGTACATTAGGTGTAGTTGGTATTTTCGTAGATGATGCAGAAGTTTTCCATTATGAAAATGCAAATATTGGTAAACCTAGAAGATTACATAGTGAGTCAGTTAAAAACTATGCTAATTACAATCTTACATATGGTTCGATTGATGCCCTTGTAACACCTGGTAGTATTAATGTCGGTGCATCTGCAACAGCAATAGTATCTGCTGCAGGAACTATATCCTCTATCAATGTAACAAACGCTGGAAGTGGATACAATTCAGCTACTGTAAAACTTGCTGTTCCAACTGTAGGAGTAGGAACCTACACTAAAGCAGACGGAACAATAGGAATTGGAAGTCTTGCAACAGCAACATCTCAAGTAGTTAATGGTTCAGTTACACGAATCGATGTTGTTAATTCAGGTATTGGATACACATATACTGCACCACCACAAGTTATTATTGATTTACCACCATTTGAAACTGAAAAAATTACAGCGATTAGTAATGTTCAAGGATTTACAGGTATTATCACAGGAATAACAACGACTACAGGTATTAACGGTCATCCACTCGCAATTAAGTTTTTCTTTAGAGCAAGTCAGGAGGCATCTGGTTTGAAAGTTGATTATCCTGTCTTCATATCTAATACAAGTGTAGGTAATGGAGTTACATCAGTTGATGGTCCTGATACATCGGTTGTAGGTATCGGAACAACTTTCTTAGATAATGTTTATAAAGTTCATGCAGTCTCAACTAACGCTGAAAATGGTGAAATAACATGTAACGTGCATTCTGGAATTAACACTGATGGTATATTCCAAGATGGAGGAGGATTTAATCCTGCTAAAACAGGAATTAGTACTGAATTTGGTAGACTTTCTTGGGGTAGACTGTATGGAGTGACAAGATCTCCAAATCCAATATCAATAGGAGTTACTGGTTTGACAGTCAATTCTGGATTGACCACATTCCCAACTATTCAAAGAAAGCACTACATAGCTGCATCACTTAGAGGTCTAAGATCATCGGGTGCGATAAGAGTGTTTGGAATTTGATTACGTTACCTCTATAAATAAAAAGAAAAAGTTTAAATTACAATGTCAGCGATAATTACTGATCAATTTAGAATATTAAATGCTAACAACTTTGTTGAGTCAGTAGAAAATACAAATAATTCTTACTATGTTTTCATAGGACTACCAAATCCAATCGGAACAAATACTTTGGTAGGATATGGAAGATCTACAAATTGGAATACAGATACACCTGCACCAACTGATAGTTTTTCATATCGTGCTCATACAGGTGATACTACAATGTTTGGAAAAAAGGTTTCATCTGCTAATATTAGAAGAATTATAAGAAGAGTAGACTGGGTTGCAGGAAGTAGATATGAAATTTATAGAGATGACTATAGTATTGATAATCCTAGTCCATTAACACAAGCCAATAGATTATATGATGCAAACTACTACGTTCTTAATTCCGACTTTAAGGTTTACATTTGTATTGATAATGGTTCAAACGGAACTAATCCACTTGGAAACGTCTCTCAAGATGAACCAACATTTACAGACCTAGAACCTTCTAAAGCAGGAAATAGTGGTGATGGTTACGTTTGGAAATACTTATTCACAGTATCACCTAGTGATATAATTAAATTTGACTCAACTGAATTTATTACAGTCCCTAATAGTTGGGCAACTACAACAGATTCTCAAATAAGATCAGTTCGTGAAAACGGTAACTCTGATATAAACTTAAATCAAATTAAACACGTTTACATTGAGAATGCAGGTGATGGATATGCAGATGGTTTAAATCAAGAGGTAGATATTGTTGGAGATGGAGAAGGAGCAAAAGCAAGAGTTGATATACAAAATGGTAAAATAACTGACGTTATAGTCAGTTCAGGAGGAAGAGGTTATAGTTATGGTATCGTTGATTTAGGTAATTTAAGTAGTGGTGTTAGTACTTCAACTGGTCGTGCTAAACTTATACCTATAATACCTCCATCATTAGGTCATGGATATGATTTGTACACTGAATTAGGTACAGATAGAGTCATTGTATATTCAAGATTTGATGACTCTACAAAGGATTTTCCTATTGATACTAAGTTTTCTCAAGTAGGAATTATAAAAAATCCAACTAAAGTTGGTACATCAATAACTTATACTGATAGTACTTTCTCATCATTGCAAGCGGTAAAATTTGAAACAACAACCGAATCACCTATAGTTGGAGAAGAAATCACTCAAGTTCTAGTTGCTCCACCAAACACTGGTAGAACTGCAACAGCGTACGTTGCATCTTTTGATTCTGAGACAAAAGTTTTAAAATATTTCAGAGATCGTTCTTTACATTTTAACAGAACGACATTAGACCAGACTGATTATTCTGGTATTTCAACTTCTGCCAGAATATATCAATTTGAATCACAAATTGGTGCAAATAACATAAGAGGTAAAGAATCTGGTTTCTCAGGATCACCATCATTGAATTTTTCTGGTATTACAACAAATCCAACTGGTAATAAACTAATTAACTTAGGTGTTAACTTTATTGGAGGACTCGCTAATTCTGAGATAAATAAAGGGTCAGGTGAAGTAATTTACCTTGACAATAGACCTGTTATTGTTAGAAACCAACGTCAAAAGGAAGACATTAAAATCATACTCGAATTCTAAAAATGCCACAAAAGACTAACTTAAATATATCACCTTATTATGATGACTTCGATAAGGATGATAATTTTTACAAAATACTATTCAAACCTGGTTATCCTGTACAGGCAAGAGAGTTAACTGGTTTACAGTCTCTATTACAAAATCAGGTTGAGTCTTTTGGTAAGCATATATTCAAAGAAGGTTCAATGGTTATACCAGGTAACATTGAACTTGATAATTCATATTTCGCTGCAAAAATAAATGATTCACAT